ACAAGTATTAAATAGAGGCGTAGTCGCAAACGATGGTCAGGGGGATACCCTCCGAACCGCAGCGTTGAAGATTAATGCAAACTTCGTAGAACTATATAAGTTCCTTGGTGATGACAGTGACGTTTTGGCAGGTAAGATTCAATTCGACTCTGACGGCATCATATTTGAAGGTACTAGTATAGACGACTTCGAAGTTAAGTTAAAGGCCGCCAACGCAACTCAGGATCGTATCCTTACACTTCCCGATGCGGACGGTGACTTCGTACTTACTACTCCTGCTCAAACTTTGACCAACAAGACTTTGACTAGTCCTGTTATCACTACTCCACAGATTAATGATACAAGTGCTAATCACCAATACATATTTGGTGTAAGTGAACTTGCGGCTGACCGTACAGTAACTCTACCTTTACTAGGTAATAATGACGAGTTTACCTTTAATAATCATACACAGACGTTGACCAATAAAACTTTACAATCACCATTGATCATTAACCCACGTGTCGGTACGGTTTTGGCGGATAGTGCTGGTAACGAACTGATCGAGTTCGAACCGATGGTAAATGCGGTTAACCACATAGGGATTTCTTCTGCATCAATCGGTCTTCACCCTGCTGTGAAGGCGGTTGGTGGTAATGGTAACATCAATTTAGAGTTACATGCAAAGGGAACTGGTGCTGTTACGATAGAAAGTAAAGTTGCCTATGGTGTTCAGAACGTGACTTCTACACCTGCAACAGTGGATTTAAAAAAACCAGTCACTTGTTTTAACATGGCAACCGCAGTAACCGCAACGATGGAAGATGGTACTGAAGACGGCGAAGTCAAGTATCTAATAAATACAGGATCGGGAACTACAACAGTAACCGTAACAAATAACAATAACGCAAGAGACGTAATTGAATTAACCCAAGGTGAGACTGCACATCTAGTGTACAGTCAATCTGCGACAGAGTGGTTCGTCATTAGTACCACAGCGAACATAGGATAAATTAAATGGCAGCGATAGTAACCGATAAAATTAAAAGACTTTTCCTAAAGGAACTGTTTACCGATTTCGATTCTGGTGACGTTCGATACTATGCTGGTATCGGTCGTGCAGAACAATGGTCTGAAGAAGACGTTGCGACTGTCCCACAGAATCGTGTGAGAGACGAACGAGATGCACGGTTGAATATGCAATCGATGAAAAACATCACCGATAAAACCTTTGCGATTCCTCGAATAAACTGGGCGTCTGGTACTCAGTACTCTGCATTTGACGATAACCATATAGGGTTCCCCGATCAACCATTCTATGCAATGAACAGTAACCAAGAAGTTTATGTTTGTCTACAACAAGGTAAGGATGCGACTGGTACTCCGTTGAACTCTACAATTCAACCTACTGGTAATACTACTGGTACACCATTCCGTACTGAAGACGATTATGTCTGGAAGTTCTTGTATTCTATCGGTGCATTGAACGCTTCTAAATTCTTGTCATCTGCATATATGCCTGTTCAATTTGTTGATTCTGATGAAGCGGCATCTGTTGATGCGACTGCGGAACAAGTAGAACAACGTGCAGTAGAACTTGCAGCGATTCCAGGCCAATTGATTGGTGTTCAGATGAAAACACTGGGTAGTGGTTTTACGTCTACTCCGACAGTAAGAGTTATCGGTGATGGTGTAGGTGCCCAAGTTACTCCTTTTGTTTCTGGTAATGCGGTTGTAAACCTAAAGATCAAACAAGACTCTGATGGTAACCTTGCTGGTACTAATCCTACTGGATGGTCAACTGGTTCTTATCGTGGATCTGGTTACACTCGTGCAGAAGTAAAAATTATTGGTGTTGGTTCAGGTGCAACTGCACGTGCAATCATGGGGCCTGAAGATGGTCTTGGTGCGGATCCCCGAAATGATTTAAAATCTCAAGCAGTTATGTTCAATGCGAAGATTGATGGCGATGAAGATGGTTCGTTCCTATTAGGGGACAACACTTTCCGTCAAGTTTTGTTGATTCGTAATCCATTGGTTGCAAACTATGATAGTGATCACGCATACTTCAAAGAATCAACTGGTAATGGACTAGGTAGAATAGAATTAGACCAAACACAGGGAACGTTCCTAGAGGACACCTTTGTTGAAGACGTTTCTACTGGTGCGAAAGCATACGTGGATACTGTAGATTCTGTTAACGGAAATTTACTTCTTGCGAGATTACTAGTACACCAAAATGAAGGTACAGGATTTACCGAATTTGATTCTGGTAATCAGATTCAAGATACTAGTGGTAACAGTGGTAGAGTCCTAAAGATATTGAAGGGTGACTTCGATCCTCTTTCTGGAGAACTACTATATATTGATAATAGAGCTGCTGTCGACCGTTCTGCGGAACAGATAGAAGATCTAAAAATTGTAATACAACTCTAAGGGTAGTACAAAAAGATGCCAACGATTTATACCGAACAGACCTTTCCATCCACATACAAGGACGATTATGATAAGACTAAAAACTATCATCGTGTCTTGTTTAATAGTGGTAAGGCACTTCAAGCACGAGAACTAACACAACTTCAGTCGGTTATCCAAGCAGAGATTTCACAACTCGCTGGTAACTTATTCGAAGAAGGTGCGATGATATCCCCAGGCTCGTTCAGGGTAGATAACAAACTTGAATTCATCAAGATTAGTTCGCAAACGCCTTTCCCTTCGGACTCTTCAGTTCTTGTTGATCAGGAGTTCAGCACTTCAACTGGAATCAAACTAAAAGTTGTTCAGGCACTTTCTCGTGAAAACGAATCGAACCCAGATACTTTATTTGTAGAATATACTGACGATAGTGTCGGTAGTGAGACAGGTACTCGAGTTAGTTCAGGAGAAACGTTAACTAGTACAGATGGTACGTATGTACTTGATGTTCAATCAATTAACACGAACTCAAACCCTGCTGTTGGTTTAGGTTCTTCCATTCAGGTAGACGAAGGTCATTTCTTTGTACAGGGTCGTGTTGTATATTGTCCTACTCAAAGATTAGTATTCCGTAAGTATGAGACAGATGCATCTTCTCGTTTTGGTTTCGTCATTTCTCAGGATATCGTTACAGTAGATGATGACCAAACACTTTATGACAATCAAGGTGAGACACCAAACTTAACCTCGCCTGGCGCTGACAGATACCGTATTCGTCTGACCCTTGCAGATGCACGTACTACCACCCAAGATAAAAACTTCATTCCTATAATTGAAGTTCAAGGTGGTCAGATCGTATCATCTGTTACTTCTAACTCAGGATTTAAATCAATCCGTGAAGAGATGGCAACTCGTACTTATGAAGAGTCGGGTGACTATGTTAAACGTTATTTCCGTGCAAACTTTGCACCGAATGATGCAAATACTTTCAAGTTAAAAATCACGCCAGGAACTGCGTACGTTAGGGGTTATCGTATCAATAAGGATGCGGAAACAACTATACTTGTTGATAAACCTCAAGAAACATTAGATCGACAAAACGACTCGATTACTATTGACTATGGTAACTACTTCCTGTATAATAATGGTAAGGGTCAATTTGATATCAACTCATGCGAATTGGTAAATCTACACAATGGATTAGGCGGTACTGGTTCGGTCATCGGTCAAACTCGCATACGTGCATTAAATACATTGGGTGGACTTGGTGATACCAAGAAACTCCATGTGTTTGATACTATCATTACTGCCGATGGTGCGAGTATCCGTGACGTTAGATCTATTGCTGCACAATCAAGTCCGACCGCAAGATACTTAAACATATACCGTGGTGGGGGTACTCAAACACTCACCAAGATGTATGGTACTGAAAAACGTCCATTGTTGTTTGATGCTCCTATTCGTAGACCAAAACAATTTTCGGATATCCAACTTACAGTTGCGAAACAAAAAGGTGTTGCGACTGGCGATCCATTGACTACTGATGGTAGTGGACAATTTACTCTTACGCCATCTGCTGGTAATGCGTTGTCGAATCCAGGCTCATGGATCATTTCGAACGCAACTACAGATTATGTAGAGAATCCAACGATTAACTTTACAGCGAGTTCTACTACAATTTCTGGTCTTGATAATAGTACCGCTTATCAGATAATGTACTACGAGAAAATCTCTAATGCGAGTCAGAAAAATAAAACTCTAGAACCAACAACTCTTACTACTACACTGGATTCTGATGGTGATGGTGTAAGATTTATTAATCTACAACAGACTGACTTATACGAAGTAACTCGTTGTAGTGCTTATGATTCTTCTGGTAAGAGTCAGTTAAATCTATTCTCTATCGACAATGGTCAGAGAGATACTCACTACGGTACTTCAAAACTAATCTATGGTGGTTCAGGTCTTGACTCAGATGACCAACCTATATTTGTTAGGTTCAAATATTTCGATCACGGTACTGATGGTCAATTCTTTGGCGTTAACTCATATGATGGTCAGGTAACCTATCCTAAGATACCTATACACAGAAGTGCTAACGGTAAACTAGTTTCTCTTAGAGATGTTCTTGATTTCCGTCCAGCGATAAACTCTACTACCGAAGAGTTTGATGGTGACAACAACTCTCACGTATTCTCAGTACCCCCGACAAACTCTTTGGTAAATGCGGATGCGAAATACTACATGCCACGACTTGACAAACTAGTATTGTCAAAAGGTGGTGAGTTACGTTACATTCAAGGTGTGTCATCAATGATGCCTAAGTTCCCATCTACTCCTGTAGATTGTATTGATCTGTATAAGATCGAACTAGGTGCGAACACACTTCATACAAAAGATTTAAAGACCACTATCATTCCAAGACGTGGATACACGATGGAAGATATTGGTAAACTAGACAAACGTGTAGACAGACTAGAACAGGCAACTACTCTTTCTTTGTTGGAACTCAATGCAACTAACGAAAGACTATTTGATTCTGCTGGTAACGAACGTATCCATACTGGTTTCTTTGTTGATAACTTCAAGAACCAGAAGTTTACTGATACTAAGTCTCTTGAACATAGGGCATCTCAAGATCCTACTAAAGGATTGATACGTCCATCTTACAAGTGTAAGACTATTCCAATGATCTTCGATTCTGCCGATCCTATCTCGGTAGGTGTTGTACAAAAGGGTGATAACGTTTACCTAGAACACGATGAAGTTCAATATCTTGCACAAAACATGGCGTCTAAGACGATCAATGTTAACCCATTCCACGTTGAGAAAACATATGGTGACCTAGTATTGTCACCTTCTAAGGATACTTGGAAAAACTTCGAACAGGATGCGCCTACAGTTATTGATGGTGGTACAGAGTTTGATACTACTCAAGCACTTCTTTGGAACGAAGCAGAATGGGGATGGGGCGGTACAGATCCAGCAGACATGCAAGTTGGTATGCAGAGTGATCCTCTTGTTTCACAAACATCTTCTACAACTTTACTAGGTGAATCTACTCGATTGATCGGTCAAGATGTAGAGATCGATCATGGTGATTGGGTAGAGACTGGTTCCAACTCGACTACAACAGAGTTGCGTAGTGGCAATAATCTGTTATCTGTAGAGAACAACTCACTGAATGGTGGTTATGTTAAAGAGACCGAGACAAGTAAAGTTAATTACATCGGTAAGAGAATAAACAAAGCTATATCACCTAAATTCTCTGTTGGTCTAACTTTGAATGTAAAAGATGAAGTGATCATTCCTTTCACTTCAACATATAAGTATGTCTTCCGTTGTGGCGCACACAATGGTCGTATTAAAGTTTACCGTCTTCCAAGCGGTCAGCAGGATGTTGCAGGTAACTGGACAGAATTTGGAACCAGCAAACAGCAATTCAATTCTGGTGACAAGTTGATGATTAAAGGTGTAGGAACTGGTGGCGCACACGTTTACTTCTACAAGACTCAGGATAAGTGGAAAGCTGGTACTCGTTATGACGTAACTGTTGGTCGTAAGACTCAAAGTAATGCGAAGAGAACTAACACTTATCAGACGATTCAAAACGAACAAGTTACTAAAACTCAGGACGTA